CGTGAAGGAGGCCGTGGAACTGAAATTTCTACTCTTCCAGGAGGTCAAAACCTTGGTGAAATCACGGATATTGAGTACTTCAAAAAGAAATTATATAGGTCGCTCAATGTACCCCCATCAAGAATGGACGGAGAAGGAGGATTCAATCTGGGAAGATCCTCAGAGATATTAAGAGACGAAGTTAAATTTAGTAAGTTTGTTGGACGTTTGAGAAAGAGATTCTCAAATATGTTCACTGATATGCTTAAGACCCAATTACTTCTAACAAATGTAATTACACCAGAAGATTGGGAGGTAATGAGTGAGCATATTCAGTATGATTTCTTGTATGATAATCACTTTACTGAACTGAAAGAAGCAGAATTAATGAATGAGAGATTGGCATTGGCTGCTACTGCAGAACCATATGTTGGTAAGTATTACTCTCAGGACTATGTTCGCCGCAAGATTATCCGTCAAACTGATCAAGAAATCATTGACCAGGATAAATTAATTGAGCAAGAGATTAAGGATGGTGTTATTCCTGATCCTGCTATACCAACTGATCCTGAAACTGGATTACCTTTAGATACTTTAGGCGCACCAGTTGGAGGAGCAGAACCTGATGCTGCTTTAAGATCTATGAATGTGGATACTGCTGTTGCAGATCAAGATGCTGATATAGTAAAAACTAAATCTAAACCAAAAGGCGGAGAGATATAATGGATAAAGATCAGCCTCGCAGAGATGAGGCTGATGAACCATTTTTAAGAGTAGACTGGAATATAAAGCATATTCGTCTATTACATACTGCAGTTTCTTATTATGTTGAAAGGATGTATCCTAAAAATATAAAGGATGTTGGTGGTGAAAAAGAGAAAATGGTTGCTATGCAAGAGATGCTTTATAAGATGATTCTTGAATTCAATTATCATTCACAATAAATAGTGTCTAAATAGTACAGTTACTCATTTGATATTTTTAAAATGGATGAACTTATGGATATGATTGCTGCGGATGATTCAGCTTCACAAGTCAGCGACAAAATAAAGGATCTTTTATATGCAAAGTCAGCTGGTAAAATTGATGAATATCGTCCTGCTGTAGCATCGGGTGTTTTTAATTCTGATAATGGACCCACTCAACCTGAAGTCGATGCAGCATTATCTGCTGAAACTGAAGTAGATGCTGAAGAACAAGAAGAAGAGTAATTATAAATAAAAGTAATAAATGAATTCTAAATAAATGGCTCATCAACCTGTAGGAACTGGTGCTTCAATAGCATTAACAACTGATACTGCGAACACTACGAGTAGTGGAATAGCTCAAAAATCAGATACTCTGAGAGTTGTTCTTGTCGGAGCTGATGCAGTACAAGGTGCTCATGTTGCTGTAGGAACAGATGCTTCTGCTACAACTGCAGATTATTACATTGTTAAAAATGAACCTGCATCTATTAGTATCGGTAGACCATCTTCTCAACGAGTAGTTGGAATTACCACAGGATCAACTACATTAATTGATTTTCCAGAAGGAACTGGATCACCATTTGTTGTAGGATCTCGTGTTAATTTAACAGTAACAGACCAAAGTTATTATGATGATGCAGTTGGTTTCGCAACTGTCTCTAAAGTTTGGGATGGAGCTGGAAGAAATGGTTATTTCTCTACTAGAATTACAGTTGATGCTAATACCTCTGGTATTGTAACAGACTATAGTTCTGATAATTATTCAGAATTGAGAAGTTCATTTAAAGTGAGTGCTTTATCTAAAGGTGGCGCAGTCACTGGAAAGAGTACATTATATTATCAGCAAGTTCAAATTTCAGGGGAAGGTTGATGAAACTCATTACGGAAGAAATTGAATCAGTAGAATTTCTTATCGAAAATCGTAACGGTAAGAAGTCCATGTACATTGAGGGTGTTTTCTTACAAGGAAATATCAAAAACCGTAATGGTCGTATGTACCCTATGGAAACTCTTCGTCGGGAAGTGGGACGTTATAACGAAAATCACGTTGCTGCTGGAAGAGCTCTTGGAGAACTTGGTCATCCCGAAGGTCCTACCGTTAATCTCGATAGGGTATCTCATAAAATCGTCTCTTTAAAAGAGAGTGGTTCTAACTTTATTGGTAAGGCTAAAATTCTTGGCACACCAATGGGTAAAATTGCATCTTCACTTATTGACGAAGGTGTAAAACTTGGTGTTTCTTCAAGAGGTATTGGTTCATTGAAACCAACTCGTGAAGGAGTTAATGTTGTTGGTGATGATTTCATGTTAGCAACTGCTGCTGATATCGTTGCTGATCCTTCTGCTCCCGATGCATTTGTTGAGGGAATTATGGAAGGAAAAGACTGGGTATGGGATGGTGGTATACTTCGTGAGAAGTTTGCTTCTAAAACATATAAAGAAATTGATACTTTAGTTACCCAGAAGAAATTAGAGGAACGGAAATTAAATCTGTTTAATAATTTCTTATCAAATTTATAAAACTTCTAAATAAATATAGATTTAATCAAGCGTAAATCGGAGAAACTTCAAATGTCTAGTGGTCAAAAATTACAAAAGATGGAAGAGGACGTTAAGCAATCCAAGACTGCTGTTAATGCGAACGCAAAACCAGCACAACCTATGGAGAAGCTTCCAGGTGCTACATGGGAAGACCTAGGTGGTCCAACCCCAGATAACTACAGCCCAACAAACGACTCGGCTAAGTTAAAAGACCCAGCTGGCAGTCTGAAGAAAGTAGCCGATGCTATAACAAATCGCAAAGGTAAAACTTTGAAGCAAGGAGACGAAACCGAAGTGGCAGACAATCAAGAAATTGTGGCCGAAGAGCCAGCTACTGAAGAAGTAGTCGCAGAGACAGAAGAAGTGGTTTCTGAAGAAGAGACTACTGAAGAAGAGATTGTTGAATACAACATGGAAGATGATCTCAATGCTCTTGTTAAAGGTTTGGAACTCAGTGAAGAGAACCAAGGCAAAGCAAAGACAATCTTCGAAGCTGCTATTAACTCCAAAGCTTCTATAATCCGTAACCAAATCCAGGAAGAGTATGATTCTAAACTGGAAGGTCACGTACAAGAAATTAAGGAAGATCTACAAGAACGTGTAGATTCTTACCTTGAGTATGTCGCCGATGAGTGGTTCGATGAGAATCAACTTGCCATTGAAAATGGCCTTAAGGCAGACATGACCGAATCCTTCCTCGAAGGAATGAAAGGTCTATTTGAAGAACATTATGTACAAATCCCTGAAGAAAAATACGATGTCCTTAAGAGTATGGTAGAAAAACTTGATGACATGGAAACCAAGCTCAATGAGCAAATAGAAAAGAATATCAATCTCAACAAGAGTCTCGCAGAGGCAACTGCTGATGGTATCCTCGAATCTGTTTCTGATGGCCTTGCTGCCACCCAGAAAGAGAAGCTCGCTTCCCTTGCAGAAGGTGTAGAGTTTGAAAGTGACGAAGAGTATCGTGAAAAATTGGAAACTTTGAAGGAATCTTATTTCACTTCAAAAGCTCCAACTGTTAAATCTGAAAATCTTTCAGAAGGAGTAGATAACGCAGAGGGTCTCGAATCCCATACTGCATCAATGGCTTCTTATCTGAAAACACTTTCAGCATTTAAGCAATAATTGATTTTAACATTAATCAAACTGTAAACACTGTAAACATTAAAAGGTAAACCAAAATGTTCCAATCAGAACATCTGGTAGAAAAGTGGAAGCCTCTTCTAGAGTATGAGGGTCTCGATAAAATCGAAGACAACCATAAGAGGTCTGTTACCGCTGTTCTGCTAGAGAACCAAGAAAAATTTTTAAGAGAGTCTTCAGCATTTGCTGAGAGTGGCTCCCTTCTATCTGAGGCTGCACCAACAAACTCTGCTGGTAGTAATCCAGCTGGATTTAGTGGCACCGCAACTGCTACTGGCCCTGTTGCTGGTTTCGACCCCGTTCTAATCAGCCTTATCCGTCGTTCAATGCCAAACTTGGTCGCATATGACCTAGCTGGTGTTCAACCAATGTCTGGTCCTACAGGACTTATATTTGCAATGCGTTCTCGTTATGAGAAGCAAGCAGGTACAGAGGCATTCTACAACGAAGCCAACACAGCATTCTCAGGAATGGGTGCAAGCTTCAACAATACCTCTGGATTTGGTAACACATCCGTTGGTTTTGGTACAACAAACCAGACTGGTACTAACCCATCTGTTCTTAACCCCACTTCTACTGCTACATCTACTGACTACAACGTTGGTCAGGGTATGGAGACAAGTGAGGCTGAGGCACTTGGAACTAGTGGAGCACAGGCATTCAACCAGATGGCATTCTCGATTGAGAAAGTCACGGTTACTGCTCGTTCCAGAGCACTAAAGGCAGAGTACAGTTTAGAACTGGCTCAAGACCTTAAGGCAATCCACGGTCTGAATGCTGAAGCTGAACTCGCAAACATTCTCTCCACAGAGATACTTGCTGAGATCAACAGAGAAGTTATTCGTACCATTTACAAGACTGCTGAACAGGGTGCTGTTTCTAATACAGCAACTGCTGGTGTATTCGACCTCGACATCGACTCTAACGGAAGATGGTCTGTTGAGAAGTTCAAAGGACTTCTATTCCAGATTGAGAGAGATGCTAACGCAATCGCACAAAGAACTCGTCGTGGAAAGGGTAACATCATCCTTTGTTCTGCTGACGTTGCTTCTGCACTTACAATGGCAGGTGTTCTTGATTACACCCCTGCACTTAATGCTAACCTTAACGTTGATGACACAGGCAATACATTTGCTGGTGTTCTCCAAGGTAAGTATAGAGTCTACATCGACCCATATGCTGCTAACCTAGATGTTTCTGGTAATACCCAGACCAACAGTGGTAATCAGTACTATGTTGTCGGTTATAAAGGTTCTTCACCTTATGATGCAGGACTATTCTACTGCCCTTACGTTCCACTACAGATGGTTCGTGCAGTTGGAGAGAACAGCTTCCAGCCTAAAATCGGCTTTAAGACACGTTATGGTATGGTTGAGAACCCATTCTCACAAGGCACTACACAAGGTGTGGGTGTTCTTACAGAGAATGCTAACCGATACTACCGTCGTGTTGCAGTTAAGAACCTAATGTAATTAATATTACAATTTGTTTCAACCAAGAGACCTCCTTCGGGGGTCTCTTTTTTTATCT